CTTAAGTTGCCAGTACCATCTGTTTGTAACACATAACCATTTGTACCACCTGTTATTTGCACATTAGCAACATTACCTAAACTTAGTTTAGATCCATTATATGTTACATTCGGTATGCCACCAAATTGACCATTATTATTATATTGTAATTGTGTATTACTGCCACCAGCAGTTGCTAGTCCACTGGTAGATATATTTAATTGTATATCAGTAGGAGTTATTGTTATATCGTTAGGTTCAACAGTAAAATTAATACTGTTGTTATTAACGATAAAATCTAAATTTATATCAGACATTATTGATACCTTACGATCATTCCAATTGGTTCACGACTTACACTTACTCTTGTACTTAATGCATCAGTCCTTGTCACAGTTAATGTAACAACAGCAATATTTGTGTTGGCTGCACTGTTAGCTAATGTTATTGTTGGACCACCACCCACTGCGCCAGTTAAATCTGCTGGTATATACAAATAACCAATGCCGGTTGCTGGCGTAGTAAACGCGGCTGTTAAATTACCACCTGTATACGTATTGCCGGATAATGCAAGATTACCAATATCAATTTCAGTACTTGTGGTATTGTATGTAACAGTATCAGCTACATAGTATTTTACACCTGTACCTAATGTCCATGAAGTAGTATTGATAGCATTACCAACACTATCTGTAAATTGAAATGGAAATGTATATGCTTCGCCTGTGTATATCTCTATACATTGCATTTCTGTGCCAGCAATTGTAATCGTTTTTGCCCCGTTTAATAGTAAACTCATGTTGTTGTTTCCTTATATTGTATTTATTATCTTTTTATTTCTTGCACTTGCAAAAATATTTGACCAGCAAGTACGGTGTTTCCATTCATATTACCTATAACTAGATAATATGTTGTTTCTTGTCCAGCAACATAACTTGTATCTACTATCGTACCACTGAATATTTGATTGTTCAATATACGCTGTTCTGCAGGAGGTCTACTTACATTAGCAACGTTAGCCCAGCTACCAAAGAATGTAACTCTTTGTAAATCATAAGTTTCGCTAGGACTTTGTTCATAAGCTACTTTAAATGTATTAGCATTGTCATTGCTATACAATATTATGCCTTGACCGCCTATACTCCAAGTATCCCATTCATCGTTATAATTTACAGTATTTAACTGTCTAGTGTTTGTGTTAACATTGCCATTACCATAAACACCATATATGGATCCATAACTTACACCATTTGTGTATAGTAAATTACCTGTATCAAGTTGTGCCCAACTACCAACGTTGGCTGCATTACTTGACACATAAATGTTACCACCATCACCGACAGTTACCCATTTACCATTACCATATCTAACACTATTAAAATCACAAGCTACACTATTGCCAAGATATACTTGATTCCATGCATCTCCATCATCACCGCTATATTGTATCATACCATATTGACCAACTGCAACCCATTTACTTGTAGCAGGACTATTAATAGTATTATCACTTGCTACACTATATAGATCGCTTAATAAAGGTTGTGATGTGTTACCTTGTATATAAATTGATTTTGCACTCCAACTATTACCAAAGTCGCTAGCGCCGATAGTTCTTTCACTACGCAATACTGTACCTGTTTGTCCCACAATCACAGCAGTATAAGTGCTTGCGTTTGCTGGACCACTGTAACTTGAGTTCAAATCTTTAATTAAATTTGGTACGTTTTCCCTACGCATAGGATTAGTTGTATTTTCATTAGGAGCAAATGCTGTAGGGCTATAGAAAATATCACCATTAGTCCCTGTAAATATATAACCGCCGGTACTAGTTGTATATGGATACCCATTACCAGCAGTGTCTGGTGTAAATTCCATACTTAAGAAATCATTTTGATAACCAGTAGTTATTGTACCACCCGATGTTGTTTGATATCTTACGGAATTAGTTCCAGCATCTTGATCCCATATGATAGGAGCAGGGTTACTACCTTGACGACTTCCAACACCACTATTAAGTGTGCCCGAATCAGGTGTTTGGAAAGGACCTACAACACCACTTTGTACATTTCTTGGATAACTTGTAAATGTAGTTGAGGCAAAACTCATGGAACCTGTAATAGTTTTACTTGTACTATTACCATTATATGTTAACCAAACATTACCGCCATCACTACTATACAAATCCGCACCACCGGGAGCATATCCTAATGCGTGCAATTGTTGATTGCTTGCACTTGTTGCGTTACCAGTCAAATCATATGCTTGTCGTACTGTATTGAAACCTCTGTCAAATACACTACTTGCACCTGATTTCCATACCTCTACAAGATTATATTGATCCCAATTCTCACTAACATTGGCAACATTACCTGGATCTACATACATTTTTACGCTATAACCAACTTGTATTCTACTACCTTCAGTATATTCTGTGTTGGCACTACTTTGCGGGTCTGTACTTGGTATAATTGTTACACCACCAGCTGGTACAACACAACGTGTATTGTTTGGCCAAGCATTAGCAATATTAGTAAATGGTATAGGCTTTACGATAGGATCACTTAACGTTGATTTACTTTGCGTTACAGCACCAATTACTAAATTTTCAAATGTAATTGTATTAGCTGCAATACTTGATGCAACAATGCCGCCCGCTTGTATTTGTCCACTAGTTAATGTAAATGCTTGAACTTTACTTGCATCAATTGCGCCGGCTACAATTGTGTTAGCAGTTACGGCATTAGCCGCTATTGTACCAGCTGTAATTGAATTAGCCGCTATTGTACCAGCTGTAACTGCATTAGCCGCAATAGTACCTAATATAACTGCGTTATTTGCAATTTTACCGGCTATAATTGCTCCATTAGCAATTTGATTAGATGTAATGCCACCACCAGTTAAGTTTAAGTCAGCACATACGAATGGTACAGTTGGAGCAGGATCAATAGTGAAAGTTGTAACGCCAGTAACGCTTGATACTATAGTATTTGCGGCTACTGCACCTGTACCACCTGTTACTGTTATTAGTTGACCTATACTAACGTTTGAAGTGTCTGGAGAAACTGTTACTAGGTTTCCACTACTACTTGCACAAATAAATTGTACATTACTATAAGGAGTTAAGCTTGGTCCATCCCACTCATACACATTAGAACTATTACTTTGTCTACCAGCAAACATGTTTCTAGCAGTAGTAGACCAATAGTAATTACCTGCGCTTAAGTCTGCTACATTAATTGATACAGTTGTATTTGCAGGATATATAGTACCATCACCTCTAGAGGCAGTAGTATAACTAATATGTGTTTCTACGTTGCTTGAAAATCCATAGTTAAAATCCATGTACAGTGTTGAACCTGCAGCAGGTACATTACTACTTACTGTAAAGTAATTAGTAGATCCAGGAGTTGCTGAACCAGTTACTATTACAGGAGCAGTTGGTTGGTCAAATATATTAGGATCAGTCAACCCAGTATTAGCTTCTGGAATAAAATTTTGTAATGCGTTATCAGCATAAACTGTGGCATTGTATTCAAACGCAGTTATTCTTGAGCCTAGGAAACCATCACCAGTTTTAGTTTCTTGTACTTGTGATACACGGAATAATTTATCTGTCCAACCATACTCAGCTAATGTAACACGAACTACATCACCGGCAACAACTTGTATACCACTGTAATCTAAATTACAAACAATTGTTAAATCTTCACGACTTTGTAATAATCTACGCACACCCAAATATACCGCACGAATATAATTGTTAATTTGTGGATATTGAATAACTAATCTATTGTCTGGTTCATTAGGTGATAACAAACTTGGATTATACCATGCAGTACCAACTGTTGTTAAGTCAATTACCTTGTAATCAGTTTGGTCATTAATATTAGCATTTGGATACTGAACTTCTAAACTGTTGTATGTTTGATTTAAATCAATTGGGTTAATATCAATGCCACCAATTAATACTGAACTATCAACACTATATAAACTACTTAACGTACCACTGTATGGCTTATTCATTACAATAGTCCACTTACCTAACAATTCGCTATATTGTAACCAACTATCACAAGCATCAACTAATTGTTGTAAATTGCTTAAACAGTTATCACCTGTATTTACTGGACCGTCAATACGATATCTTGCTTGTGTAGCACTTCCGCCGCCTACTGGAACATATGTAATCAATTCATCGCTGTATGTATCTAATGCTGTTAAACTAGTTGTATCAATATCTGCTACGTCAATAGCACATCCATATTGAACATCAGTCATATAATCAAGTAATACTGCTCCGGGCTTAGTCAATGTATTAGTTAATTGAACACTCAATCTTGGCATTTGTTTAGCATCTTGTACGTCTGCACTGTAAATTAATTTTACAATAATAAAACAAGTATCACTCATTACATCAGTGCTTGTCCATATATCACTAGCTGGAATACCACCAGTAGACAATATTGTAATAGCACTTGTGCCGCCGGTATTTAAACCACTACTTGATCCATCATTAAACTGATATATCCATGCATGACCATTAATAGTAGTGTCTACTTGTGGCGGTGTAGCGTTAGTTGTTAAACTTACAACTTTGTTATTTGCACTATAGTCACCGGCACCTAATGTAACTTCTTTACCATTCCAAAAGATTTTACCAAAGCTCATTGTTCCACTACTAGCTTCACATAAGCTAAAAACATAATACATTGTTTTTTGGTCAGTAGTAATTTTAGCATCGGTAAGTACTGGTGCTAAAAAAGCACTACCATATGTTACTGGTAGTTTATTATTTGTTGCTGGACCTAATTGAACACGTGATCCAACGTCTTGTGCACCTGCACTATTTTTATTTGCTCTGTTAGCAACTAACTTACTAATACCAATTGTCACTAATGCCCGAATTGCAAAAGCTTGAACGCTAGCTAATGTAATTCCTGCGAAAAATGTACCGGCTGCTGCCACGGCTGCTGTTAAAATTGGCATCTCAAATACTCCAAGTTGTTTCTACAGGCTTCAGACCAAATCTACTGTAATCTAGTTTTTGTCCTGCCATTTGGCTCATTGTGTAATTCACAATGACACCACTATCTTTTAATTCATCACAATGATCAACATACTTAGCAAGCAATCTATATCCTGCTGTTGATCCACGATGTTCTGGTTCTACCCAATATGCTATCTCACTCATTATAAGTTTGTTTACGTCCCACATGAATGGGCTTTTTATTGCTAACAACATACCTGTTAGTTTGTTATCTTTTTCACTTACCAATGCAATACCCAATCCAACAATTATTGCTGTAAGTATCTTCATTGCTGTTTCTTCACTTTCAACTTTTAAGTTTTTAATTGTACCACTATCTCTATAGTGACGCAACATTTCCATTAGTTGAGGTATATCAAATTTATTTGCTAATCTTATTTTCATTTGTTATCTTTCATTATCCATCATAATTATAAGTGTTTGTATTTGTATCTTGTGCAGTTTGACTAGCATCTGTTGCAGCCTGACTCTGTGTAGTTGCACCTTGCTTTGGAGTTTGACCAAAGTCAAATGCTCTATCACTTAAACTTGGAACACGATCCATACTTGTATCAGTTGGGTTATATTCTTTCCAACTTTCACTATTTGTTTTACGTCCAGCTATACGATTTTCTAATACGCTTTTAAAGCTACTTGCGTTTAGTGTAATGGTAAAATTGTCATTGTTATCTTGTCGTTCTTCACTAATTTGATAATTGGTAACAATACCAGTAAACCTGTGAGCATTGCTTGTAAGATTATAATTGTTATCATAAAATCCTCTGGTGATTTCTAATTTACTGCCTCGTATTTTATTACTTAAAACAACATATATATTATTACCATCAACCCCACTCAAACTGATGCTTGTATCAGCACTTGTTACACGAATATCACGTTGTTGTATGCCAACTGCAAGCAAACCACCTAATGGGCTATATGTTTGTCCATCAATAGTTTCTGATTGATAACTGCTACTAAATGTGTATACATTGTTGTTTGCTGTATTACTATATTCATTGTATATGGTAAGCTTTACAAACTCTGCGTTCGTTACTAATGGTTTGTTATTGGCTACTGCTGGTATGTTATCCATTATGCAGCTCCAACGAATTCATATAATCCAAAACTATCACTAAACTCAAGTAATGCATTGTTAGTTGTAGTTGCACCATTACCTATGTATCCTCCAGGAATTAATTTATACGTAGGCATGTTAGGACAAAACATATTAAACTGACAGTTGTTACCAACAATGATACCTTTGCCAACTAAATTACCGGTTAATATATTTGGTCTACTTGTATTGACTACTATAGTTGATCCAGTGCCACGTAATACTTGTGTTGTACTAGTAAATGGGTAAGGATATTCATTTGATGATCCAATCTGTATTAAATCATTGGGTTCAAATATAACTGCTGTTGCACTTCCACCAACGCCACTTACGTTTAATGTTAAAGTTGACCCAACAAAACTTGTTACGGTAATTGTATTAAGTTGTGCTTGCGACAGTACACCTTGATATCTAAATATCCAACTTAATTTAGGTAGATTACTAAACGTAATTATTTGTGGTGTAATTCTATCTAACTTATCTAATGCTTCCATTAAATCTCTTGCTTCACTATATCTATACCTATTAGGCATATCTAATGTAAACTTCCATGGATTCTTTGTTGGTGTTTGACTTACACGAGGTATTTCATTTCGTGTGTATTGTATGCCAACTACCTTGCGACGGTCAATTTGTAGACCATTACAGTAATTTAATATTGATTGTAAACCTGACATCTTTTATTCCTTATCTACCATAGCTCATTTCTTTTTGTGCCATTTGTACTGACCCAAATAATGTTTTGCGATTTTCAGCAAACAATTGTGCAACTGATTTGGCATCAATAGCACTAATGTTATTTGTAATGTATGTGTTGCCTTGTGCGGCATTACCAACAGTACCACCATTAGGTATAATTGTGCCTGCTGTTTTGGGTACAAATAACTCAGGACCTTTCTCACCAACGATACTAGGTTTATTGACTGGAGGATTTCCACCTTCTGCAAACCCAAATA